ATAACCTAACCCATTAAATCCCCATGGAACATCTTTAGTTGTATAATTTTGTAAGAATTTTTCAGGTAGTAATTCAGAGCAATAGTTTAAAACATTCATAGACTTTTTATTTATTAAAGTCTAGATTAAATTGCTAATATTACAACTTTTTATTTTTTAGGGGAATTACCTGCACCAGGTTTTGAATCATCCCATTTATTACCATTAGGTAACTTAACGTTTTTTGTTGTTAAGTTTACATCAAACTTCGCTGCTGAGTCAGTATCCACTTTGGAAGGTTTAATTTGAGTTGTTTTAGGGTATTTTATACTATTAGGAATTGGCCCTCTGTTGATACCATCCTCTATTAGTTCAATAGCTCCGATCGGCACTGTCATTGGATTACGATATAACCCAGGTGCATACTCAATAATTACATCACAATATAAATCATCAGGGGAATCAGTAACCCCTCCTTGATAATTTTGTGTTGTTGTTGGACGTGTACTTTTAATAGCACTAATTCTTAAATTTAAATCAAAGTTAGGATCCATACAAGATTCAACCATTTCAATAAATGAACGTGCCTTATCTTTAAAAAAATCCAACTTCATACAATCCTTACGAAAGCGTATTCTATCTCCAATTAAATAACCACCTTGCTGGTAACGACCTATTGAACTTTCAAATAAAAAATCAAAATTAGTTTTCATGTAATAAGATTATTTAAGCATTTTTACCCCTAAATAATAGTATAAATGGCTATTAAATTTAAAGCTTTAGAAAAAATATCAAACGATTATACAGTTAACAAGTATATTTATAAAGATATTTCTTTAGATTTAAGTATACAAAAAACTGAAATTCCCGGTTTTGATAAATCAGTAAAAGGTAATGATTTGCGAGTTTCTACAGATTTAGAAGCTATAAAAAATTCTATACAAAATCTCATAAACACTGCCCCTGGAGAAAGATTTTTATTTCCAGATTATGGTATGAATTTAAAATATTTTTTATTTTCTCCTATAACACAAAGCACAGGGTACGCATTAGGGGAAAAAATATTTTCCACTATAAACACTTACGAACCACGAATAGCTGTAAGAAGCATTAATGTTATTCCAGATGAAGACAATTTACAGTACACTATAAATATTATAGCAGATATTGTATCTTTAAACAGACAAACCACACTACAAGGCCTTGTAAGCTTAAAAGAACAATCGTTCACTATTCTACCAACTTCTCAATTAAGATAAACAAATGGATAATACTACCAAACCTGTAACAACTACATCAAAAGCAGACTACATAGCTTTTGATGCTATGTCCTTGAGACAACTTATAGTAGATAGACTTAACGAACAACAAGTTTTTACAGATCAAAGATATGTAGGCTCAAACTTAGCTGCTATTATAGATATTATTTCCTATGCTTATAATACATTAATTTTCTATTTGAATCGTACATCTAGTGAGTCTATGTTCACAGAATCTCAATTATACGAAAACATGAACCGTATAGTTAAGTTAATTGATTATTCACCAATAGGTTTTCAAACTTCAACTCTCACATTTAATTGCTCTTCTTCTCAATTAACACCAGGGGTGTACACGATACCAAGATACACTTCTGTAGTAATAAATTCGATTCCGTTTTCTTTCAATGAAGATGTTACATTCATAAAATATAGCAATGATATAGAATATTTAAATGAAGTATCTGATCAAAAACTACTTTACCAAGGTATATTTCAAGAATACCCTCAATATACAGCTGCAGGAGATAGTAATGAAGTTTTAGTTTTAAACACTCAAAATGAATTAGTAGATCACTTTAATATACATGTTTATGTTAAACGAAAACAAACTTTAATTTGGGAGGAGTTTACAAAAACAACAAGTTTATATCTTGAAACAAGTAATGCTAAAAAATTTGAAATTCGTTTGAATGAAAATAAAAGATACGAGATAAAATTCGGTAATGATATTAACGGGTATAAATTGAAAGCAGGAGATATTGTTGCTGTTTATTATTTAAACTCTCAAGGCCAAGGAGGAGTAATAGGGGCTGAGGCCATGTCTCTTACTCAATTACCTGCAGTTATACGGTTAAACACAATCCAATTTAACGAGTTAGTAGATGATATGCTAAACCAGCAATATAGATTATTAACTCAAAGCGAGCTTGAAACGTTTCTGTTTACAAATTCAGTACCTTCGACTCCAGTAAGAGAGATGGAAACTGTCGATGAAATGCGTCAAACAGCTCCCGCTCTTTATAAGTCACAATACCGTTTAGTAACCAATCTAGATTACGAGACCTTTATAAAAACTAATTTTAGTAATTTAATAACCGATGTAAAAGTCTTAAACAATTGGGAATACACTACTAACTATTTAAAATATTTTTATGATATAGGAATTCAAGATCCTTTAAAAACTGAACGTGCACTAATCAATCACGTACAGTTTGCGGATAGTTGTAATTTTAACAATGTATATTGTTTTGTAGTACCGAGATCTAGTGTACAAGGTATAGACTATTTACTACCCGGTCAAAAACAATTTATAACATCATCTATACAAAACATTAAAATGACAACGACAGAAACTATTTTTGTAGATCCAGTCTACAAAGCTGTTGGGTTTGGTATAAGGGATACTCTATCAACTGGTTTTGACCCAGTTACCGAAGAACCATTATGTTACCTCGAGGTTATAAAACAGAGCTCGTCTCGTAAAGACAATCAGACAATAACTAATAGTATTGTTAATGTGTTTAGTAATTATTTTTCTCGTAACAATTTAAAATTAGGACATACTTTAGATATAAGACAGCTAACTCAACAAATACTTGCGATTGATGGTATTGAAACATTTTTTACTACTAGAGATGATAATACTAGTATACGACTTGAAGGTTTATCGTTTTTTGTATGGAACCCCATATACCCTCAAAACGATAAAAAAGTAATAGCAAATAATTTAGTAAGTGAGGTTTTTGATTATTTCTATTTTAATAATATTGATACATTAGCGTCTCGAATAAGAATTGTACCTTCTAAACAAATTCTTCTCGAAACAAATAGGTAAATAAAATATGTCATTAGCTGATTTCACAGTACTACCGTTATCAGGTTTTGTACACGCAACAGAATTTACTTTTACAGGAAAAACATCCGGGGTAGAGTACTTTGTTTGGGACTTAGGAGATAACACTCCTCTTATTTACAATAACCCTGAACCTAAACACATTTACAAGTTTCCTGGGTCTTATAATGTAACACTAACATCTATAGACATTTTTGGTAATTCAAGTGTTAAGAGTAAAGAAGTTGATGTAGATTTGTTATTGAGAGATTATGTTGTTTTTACTAGTATACCAGAGCGTTTTGCTAACCCTGGTTTAAAAACAGAAACTCCCTTCAAAATACTTGTACAGAGCTCTCAAATTGATCAACCATTAGTAGTTGATTTATTTGCAACAAATTCCAAATCTATACCTTACGAGCACGTACCTAAACAATGGTCATTTTTAAATCCTACATGGCGTTTTTACGATAAAGATAACAACATAGTAACATCTTTAACAATACCGCGCAATAATGTTTATTACAACAATAAAGTAGTAGCTGTTTCTGGAGAAGCGGAATTTTATTTTGTAGATTCAACATCTACCGGTAATCCTTCTGAAAATTGCCCGTTACTAATAACTTGTAATTTGCAAACATCAGGGTTTACATTCCCACAAGAATCTGCTATATACCCTTACCCATCATACGCTAACAACAAAAACGTAAGAAGCGCTTGTCTTTGGTTAGTAAACGATCTTCGCCCCGACTTATTAAAAATAACGAGAAATTATATTGACGACCAATTACCTACTCAATGGACAGATATAAAAATACCTTTTATTATAACTGCTCACAGTAACCGCGCGTTAAGAATACCGGGTTCTAAATCTGAAGTTAGTGATATAATTTTTTCATACCCTAACAATAATCAAGCAGGGTTGAAATACCCTGTTGAAGTGACATTATCTAATTTAACATCTTCTCAATACACAGTAGATGAAGCCCCTTTAAATTTTCAAGCTAAAGATGAACAAAATTTTCGCACCGGAGGTTACTTGTTTACTACATGTACATCAAAAGCATCTGGTAGTAATATAACAATTACTGCAAAAACAACAGCTAATAATGAAGTATATGATCTTTCAAATAGTTTTATTGATCCTTATTTGTTAGGTCCTAATTCTTTTGTATGGATATCTAACCCTAATCGACACACAATAAACCGTATTAATTTGATACCATACCCTTCAACTTGCAAAGATATACAATATTTTAAAGATAATAAAATTTTAGTAGAAGGCAATATAATTCAAACAGAAGTACCATATTTAACTACATCAGATTTATTCAATTATAACTTAACAGGTTTTTCTGGTATATATGGCATTGCAATAGATCCAAGAAATTTTGATTTTTATGCAGCAGATGCAGAATTAGATCGTTTATATAAATTTACATCTACCGGAACACTTATAAGTTCTTATTCATTTACAAATATTTTAACAAGTCAATATTTCGAAGCATTTACTCCAGGTAATATTTCATTAGATAAAGATTTTAATATATGGGTATCTCTTTTTAATTCGGTTTCAGTTTTAAAATTTGATTCTAATTTTAATTTACTTTTTAATACAGCCCCTTCTGGGTCTCCTACTATCACTCAAGTACTCTCAAATAATTTAGTTACTACGACAACTTCTGCATCGTTTATACATACCTTATCAACAACTTTAACTGGTTTTGAGCTGTTTGATATAAGCCCAGGTATGTTTGAAAATGAAGCTGGTATAAGATATACTTTTAAACAAGTAATTGAAGACCCTTTTGAAAGTTATCAAATATTTGATGGAGATTATTTGATGAAACCACCTTCTGTGGAAACTGATAGAGAAAGTAATTGTTGGGTGTCGTACGCTCACCCTCTTTGCTCTATATTAGTTAAGTATAGCCCTACAGGTAAGATGCTATCAAAAATTAGTTTACCACTATACTCAACACCTGGAGATATGGCTATAACCCCCGATAACAACATTTGGGTAGCTAATAGTTTTAACTCTCTTTTAACAACAGGTAATATACAATTATATCACTCAGAATTGAATTCAGTTTTATTTACTATTGAGAATATACCTAGACCTGGTAATCTTGCTCTTGATTTAAATAATAATTTATGGTTTACTTTTGGTGCAAGAAATATAGGGTGCTACAATTATCAAACAAACGATTTAGCAGTTTGGCCTGTACAAGTAGGTGGACGTATTTCTGCTGGTAGTAGTTTAGAGAGTATTTTATCAGGTAGTCAAGTATTACCAGATTATTTAGAAGATGAAGAATTAGGAGGTATTGCTGTAGATGCATATAATAGAGTATGGGTAATAGATTCGTATTCTAACACTGTAACTATAATACCTTCCGCAACTCCTGATTTTGATAGTAGTCTTGTTCGTATATATAAAATACGACCGGATTCTGTTATTGGTTATTATCCGGATATACGAACAGGAGAAACTATTACTGTTATTGCTTCAGGGGATATTAATGAGTTTAGGTCTGCACAAGCAATAGGAGATTGGACTGGAAACAAATGGTATCAAAAATATGTTACCGCTAACCTCTTAACACCTACTATAACGGGTACATCTCTACCTTTTAATATTGACCCTTTTGTTAATAAACATCAAATTCGTAAAATAAATGATTCATATGATATGTCTGCCTATCTTAAAAGTCTTGCAAAACCTGAAAATCTTGCTAGCAACAATGTTCTTTGGAACCAATTTATGCCCGGGGTATTGGGTAACGGAGCTGATTCCAATAAAGAAGATATAGGTCGCAAGGTGTATGAAGCTATAGCAAACTTTAATATTAATCATACCGATATAGATACATGTAAAATAGACCAGCTTTTATCTCTTGCTGAACAAACAGGTGTCGACTATTTAGATTACGCTGTAAAACTACCTCAGGATATTGCGTATATGTTTGAAATTGCATCTATACCGAGACATAAACTTTACGGTTTACCTAACATCACTAGTATTTTGTCAGAATCGTTAGGAGAAATGTTAGATCCATTTACTACAAATTTAACAGCAAATAATAGCATTTTATTATTATCTAAACTAGATAATACTCTTTCATTATATAAACCACCATTAGATAATGGTTTGCTTGTTTACCCTATAACAGCTCATAATTTCCCAGGGTACGCAGAACCAGTAACCCGTAATTATGTTTTTTACGAATATAAACCTCAATACGATAAAGCGTATATTGAAAATTTAATTGATTGGGATTCTCCTTATACATCCCTCACACCCAATTTATCAACTGTAGATGACTGGTATAAGGACGGCGGAATTGCAGAAACTACCTTTAATTACCTTTTAAATAAAAATCTCTTTTATAAGTAAATATAGTGAGCTTTAATGATCAACAAAATCAAAAATCTCGACAAGTATCCCTAGCAGCATCTCAAGTTGCTAGTGGGGTACCAACACCACTATCTTTTAAAGAATGGATAGACTTTTATAAAGGTGTTATACCAGGCCAAGAATATAGACAATATAATGAGTATCTTGTTGAATGGTATAATGATAGTACAGTTAAAGCTACAACAACATTAACGGATTTACAAATTAGTTATTTGTTTCTTTTTAAACAACTACAAGTATTTTTTCAAAAGAAAGATCTAGAAAATTGGTACGCCAATATAGATATTTCTAATGAAAAAGAACTTTTACTTGCTATACCATATTTCGCTAAAAAGCTAAAAGAAGTTTCTCTTTATTACTTAAAATTAAGAAGTAATATAAAAGACAATCAAATAAAATATAAACTCGTCGGAACACCTGAAGGCGCTAAACAGGAGATACAAGATTTTGTATTAACAAATTTTACTAAAAAATCAGGGTTTATACAAACTATACCGGCAGAGATTTGGGCAAATGTTCCCGAACTTAGTTCAATTACTGAACCTATTAATATTGAAATTGAAGAGCTATATGACACCTTCAATTATATGGATCATTCATACACAATGCCCACCTCTGCATATTATGATTTAACAGATGAAGCTACTAATAACTTTTTTAATTCTATTGGTCTTAATTTAAATAAAGATTCTTGGGTATTTAATACAGGGGTGTTTAATAATGTTTTAAGCGCACAAATTGTTGATAATATTGATTTAAACGACCGTATTCTAAAAAAATATCTTGGCGCCGACAAATATACAATTACCCCACCAGCAACAAGTAATAACGCTAAGATTATAAATTTATCTCTAAATCAAGGAAATAATTTACTTTACTGGCCTGTTGGAGCTTATAAAACTAGTTTAACAAATTTACCTTTTTTTGAACCTATTACTTTAAGTAGTACAAAAATTGAAAGTATTGCAACGGGTAGTGATAAATTTAACGAAGCCGATACAATTTATATAAAAACTGTTGATGGTATAGAAGGGGCTTGGTTAAGAAAAGAATTTTTTGTTGAAAAACCAGCTACCATGAAATGCTCAATACGACGAGCTGCTAAAACCCAATTTAGATTTCCTTATCCGGGTTATGGCTTATCAGGAGAAGATTTACCTTGGACAGGTTTTGAATTTGAAACTAATAGACGTTATTATTTTTTAGATAATGAATATAAAGAAGCAATTAATAATGTTTATTGGTCTACAACTTTTAATAATACTACTGGTTCCCAGCCTTTATTAGTAAACGAAACTTCTCTTGTTGATTCTAAAGCATATGCCGATAACGATTATACTAATGCAGATAAAATCCGTACTTGGAAAAACCCGCCAGCTTACACCAAATTAACCTATAATGAAAAAATTAACGAAGCGTGGTTATATCGCTTCAATACAACAGATATTTCTATTGCAGAAAAAACCGACTCTACTATAGTTTGGCCTTTTGAAAAAATAACTCCAACAAAAGCATATCCAAATTATATACCTAAAAATTTAACTGGTTTTTGCGGTGTTACTCCGCTTTCAACAGTAACGTTTCCTTTTAGTGTTGCTTCAGACGCTTTAAGCACAGCAGATGTAATTTACAAAATTGAAAATTATAAAGATACAAAAGATACAGCAACTGCCTGTGCTTGGCTTTCAGGCAGAGAGGTATACTACCCAGAAACAAATATTCAATGCATTTTACAGCCAGGGTTAGCAATAATTGCTGAGCCCAGCGTTTATACAAAATTTGTTTGGCATGGTACAGATAATTTAAATGCGAATGATGTATTTGTTTCTTATGACCATCAACCCGATTGTAAATATATTTTAAACAACGGAACTTATACTAATGCAGATCTCTGCACCTGTAAACAAATTTTATATTCTCCTTTTGGTCACCCAGGCCAATCTTATACAGATAATCAAAGCTTAACAGATTTTATTATTGAAGACATTAATTTTAACGAAAAATTAGATCTTACTGATTGGAGAGACAAAGCTAATCTATCCTATTCTCAAAGCGAATCGTTTGGGTGGTTTAAGACGAACAAAAATGTAGGCTGGGGAGACGGTCAATGGGTAAACAGTAGAGGAGAACCATTTGTACTGCGTCAGGGTAGAGCTTATATTTATTATAGAAACGATGGCAGAAATATTTCTACTGAATCTCCATCTTTTTCAAGTTTAGTAGTTAGATACTCGTACAACAACTTTACCCCAGGTAATTTTATTTGGGCTAGAGGAAGACAATTAAATGATAATAGCTGGGTACAGGCTAAAAGACAAAGACAAACTAAAATTGCATTAAACCCCGGAGACCATTTTATTTATAGTCGACAAAACACATCCCAATACACCGTAACAGGCACTACAGTTAAAGAACAAACAATAGCTGAAAATAAAAATTCTATTTGGGTAAGTGTAGATTATGCTACAGTCGGAGAAACAACCGTTTTAAATTACCCTGTACAAACCTCTATATTAGATATAGATAACTATTACCCTAAACAATACCCTGTAGTTAATTTAGCAGAATTTGGTGGTGTATTTTTATGGAGTATTTCTTCTCAAGCTACTGATACAATTACCTATTTTCCTAATACCCCGTCTGTAACATTTTTAATACCGATAACAGGCTTATATTCTTTTTCAGTAACAGCTATAGCTATTTCTGGTGGCAATTCATCTCTATCTGGGTACTATATTTTTAATGATATACCACAACTTACTGCTCTTCCTACACGCATTAATGTCCCGAGCTTAACATCTTTTACTACCCCAGCACCAGGCTTTGTTTTAAATACACCCCTTTACGGATGGAATTATCAAACCCAGCAACAAGACACTAACCCTTTTTCAGGCAATCAAGGCGCTAAACCAATATGGGCAAAATCATCTTTTGTCGATACAAACAAAACTATCGATTTCCCTACAATAGATTCTTTAGGAACATCTTTAAGACTAGTAGATCGTCACAATTTGATATCTTTTCCTGAGCCTTCAGATATGATTTTAGAGGCTGGTATGTTTGTTGAGTACGAAAGAAACGGTAATTTTGATTTAACTTGGAATCAAAGCCTGACACTTAAAGTAAGCAGTGAAAAAAATACTTGGTCAAAAATAGTTTATACCGATGATGGAGATTATAATCTTAAAAATATTTTAAAAAACGACACTATAAACATAGTAACCTTTCCGACTACTTCAGCATCGTCAATGGTTTTACAAACTTATATTGATAATATACCAGTAGAAGTTTTTTATAATGCAAGAAACACATTTGATTGGAATGTAACTGCAACTCCAGTTTTATTAGAAACAACATATTCAGATATTACTGCTACTATTTCAATTGATGTACTTACACCAAGTAAAAATTTATCAAATCGGTATTATCCCAATATTGCCATTTTACCTACGTTACAATCTTTATCAAGTCAATCAGAACTAGGTGGCTATTTTATACCATCTAATCTCGGAGTATTACAATATTTTGATAAAAACTACACTATATCAACTTCAGTTTCTAATATTGATTATTCAAAAATTTATGAAAATCCGAAAGAATATATTGGGGGCACTGGAAGTACTAAACAAGAGCAAACAACAATATACGACACCAGCTTTCAAGATAGCACATGGTTTAAAGAACCGCCTATATCTGGACCAATAGCGGGAACTATTAAAAAAAGCATTTTTAAAGCATATCCAAAATTTATACCCTACCAGTCTCTAACTGAAACAAACAGTTTACAACGTTTAGGTATTATAACACAAGAGTCGTTATTAACACCATGGACTGGTCCACAAGATACAGAA